CTCAGAGATAACCTCACCGGTTTCTGGATTAACTGCTTCATACCAACCAACTTTTGGTTTACGAAGGTAACCACCTTTTTCAGCTACATCCATAAGACCGGACCATTTAACGATACCACCCTCATAGCTTACACTGATTGGAATTTTAGATTTTTCTCGTACATGACGAGATTTCTCAATATTAATAACAAAGTGATAACCTTGAATTTCAGTACCAACCTTGTCTTGTTGACGACCAACAATCCAAATAGTATCGGCTGAATAGTAAATACCTGTACCACCAGACACAACATCCTTAGGAAACAAACCAATCTCTTTGTATGTATGGTTAACTGCAATGAGTGGAATGTCTTTAAGATTGAGGTGTGGTGTTACAATACGGAACAGAGATTTAAGAGCTTTTGCTCGAGACATGTCTGCTACTGATTTACCGTCAAGTGCATCTTCAACTTCTTTCTTAGATGCAAGGTTACCAACTGAATCGATTACGATGATTACCTTTTCACCCTTTTCGATTTTATCAAGTTGTTGAGAAATATCAAACTTAAGTTGTTCAACATTAGTAATTGGTGTATGAACTGTTCGATTCATATCAATACCAAAGCTGTCAAAGTAAGCTTGAGGTGTACCAAATTCTGCATCATAAAATAGTAATACAGCATCTGGGTTTCGTTGCATATAAGCACCAGCCATCAGCAGGGCAAATGCTGATTTAAAGTGCTTAGATGGACCTGCCAGTACAAGGAGACCTGGCGTTAATCCACCGTCGATACGGCCTGATAATGCAACGTTTACCATAGGAACCTGTGTAGGCGCCATATCTTTTTTACCATAGACTTTGGAATCCATAATAGGAGCCGTCATCTTAATGGTACTGTTTTTCACAAGTTTGTCTAATAGACTCATATTATTTTCCCTCTACAATCGTCGATAATTTACCCTTATAGGCTTCAATTTTCCCGACTCGATCGGGCCAAAAGATAGTTGATTTATCCGGATTCTTACATAGGTTATCTAAGAATGGAGTAATTGATTTGAAGAGTAACTCTAGCCTATATTCTAAATCATCAGCCTTAACTTTAGCATCGGTGAGTTGATCCTCAAGTGATTGCTTTTCGTTACTGACCTGTTGAATAGTTTCTTTGGCTTCAGCTTCTTTTTCCTGAAGTTCTTCATCAATAAAGCTGAAACCAAAGTCAAAGTCTAGAACCTCTTCGTAGACTTTATTAGCCATTCGCTAGCTCCTTGAAGATTGAGAGATCGTCGTCATCATCCATAGATACACTAGATGTTGAAGCAGGCATTGCTTCCTTTAGTGTTGGTTCTGGAGCTGATGATTGCATGTTACCCATGTTGCTTAGATCCAAATCATCATCCGCATCCACGGCAGTTGACGGAGTAGATGGTTCCTCGTCAAGTGCAAGTACACGGTAGAGTTTTGTTTTCAACTCTGCATATGATTTAAAGTTCTTTGGTTCGATCAACTCTTGTAGAGAGTGCTCAGAGTTATATACGCGTTCCAACTCATCATCATTTTCAGATAGTGGTGATGGACCGTCAAACTCTGATTTGTCATAGTTTGGGTAACCTTCAAACTTACGGATTTTCAAACGAAAGTTTGCGCCTTCCCATAGATCAAATGGGTTAACTGGTGTTTCATCTTCAAACTGTGGGTTCATTAGATCGTTTAGTTTGTCGAAGATTTTCTTACCGAATTGGTATAGAAATACTTTACCGTCATTATCGGGGTTTCCTGAGTCTTTTACAACTAAGATGTTTGCAACATACTTCAGACGTCGCTTTTGCTTACGTGCAACTTCTTTGTCTGAGTCTAAACCAGTATTCCACAGTTTAGAGTTGTACTCTGATACTGGATCATCTTGGTTAATTGTTGTGAGTGAGTTCTCAATGTACCATAGACCTGTTGGTCCTTGGAAACCGTGGTCCCAGATACGAACGAATGGCATCTCTTCACCGCCTGGAGCTGGTAAGAAACGAATGATTGCAAAACCGTTACCTGCTTTATCGCGGGTTGGCTTCCACATTTTACCTTCGTTGGGATCTGAATAGCTCTTTGTAGAAATTTTCTCGAGCTGTGCGTTCAACTTATTGAGTGATGATGAACGGTTCTTTTTTAATGCATCAAATGACATATTTTGTATCTCCTAATTTTGCTGTATATAGCGATTGTTATATTGCGATGTATGTGCAGGTGTTTGCCCTGCCATCTATTTATATCAGAAAAACT